ATAAAAACATCAAACCCATCATTATTTAAAGGAATGTCAAGAAATAAAAATAATTGGAAATTAATAAATCAAAGTAATGATATAGAACAAATAAAAAAAAGTAATGAAAGACTTTTAGAAAGAGAAAAGAAAGGAGAAATAACATTTAAAACAGGAATAAAATTAATTAAGGAAAGCATAACAAAATCTTATAAATACATAGGAAAAGAATATGAAAAAAATATAAATATATTAGTGTTTAAAGCTGAAGCATATAAAGAGGTTGCACAAAATCAAATTAGTTTGTTTTAATGAAAAAAAAACCATATCGTGCAGGATTAAAAAAAACTAAAACCAAATATGAAGTTAATGTAACTAAAATACATTATAAAGCAATACAATGGTGTATTAATAATAAAATATATGTGAGTGCGTTACCAACAATTAATGGCTTAAAAATAGAAATAAATCATAATAAAAAAATTACTATATCAGACAAAACATATAGTCAAAATGAGTTACAAAACAAATTATGGGAATTATATTTGTATCTTTATAAACAAAATAACTAATAATGGCAAAGAGACAAAATCCAACACTAAAAAAGGCAATGATCAAAGCACTTGAAAATTGTATGGGCATAGTCACTACAGCCGCAAAGATGGCTGGTATTAATAGAACCACACATTATCAGTGGTTAAAAACAGACCCAGAGTATAAAGACAAAGTAGAAGCATTAGAAGATTTAATATTAGATTTTGCAGAAACTAATCTGCATCAACAAATAGAAGAGGGTAATACAACTGCTACAATATTTTTACTTAAAACTAGAGGTCGCAAAAGGGGATATATAGAACGTCAAAACATTAAAATGGAAGCTGACATTAACACAACAAAAATATCGCCTGAAGGACAAAAGAAAATTGACGATATTTTGAATGACGAATATTAACGGAATTATAAAAGAAAAGTGTGAGGATTCATTACTTTTTTTTACTAGATATATATTTAAAGAAAATACTGGTAATAAGTTTGAAGTAGCAGAATTTCACAAAACATTAGCTAATACTTTACAAAGTGTTTATGATGGCGATATAAAACGTTTGATTATAAACATACCTCCACGTTATGGTAAAACAGAAATAGCTGTTAAAATGTACATATGTTGGGTGTTGTCTAAAAATCCATATGCTAAATTTATACATTTATCATACTCAGATGCATTAGCATTAGATAATAGTTCACAAACTAGAGAATATATACAATCAGATGCGTTTCAACGTGTTTGGGACATTACACTAAAAAAAGATAGTCAATCACAAAAGAAGTGGTACACAACACAGGGTGGTGGTGTTTATGCTACTGCTAGTGGTGGTGCAATAACAGGATTCGGTGCAGGTAGTGGTGGTGCTATAATAATTGATGACCCACTAAAACCAGATGATGCAACGTCAGATGTAAGAAGGTCTTTTATAAATAACAGATACAATACAACTATTAGGTCTAGGGTAAATGATAGAGATGTGCCTATAATTGTTATAATGCAACGATTACACGAAGAGGATTTAAGCGGTTATTTATTAGATGGTAATAGTGGTGAAGAGTGGTATCATTTAAAATTATCTGCAATACAAGAAAACAATGTGCCATTATGGAACAGTAAACATTCTTTTGAAGAATTAGAAGCAATAAGGCAAGCAGATAGATATACTTTTAGTGGTCAGTATTTACAAGAACCTGCGCCATTAGAAGGTGGTGAATGGAGGGTAGATTGGTTTAATATAATTAATAAAGCTGAAGTACCTAATGATATTAACTGGGAAATGTTTGTTGACGGTGCTTATACAAAAGATACAAAGAACGATCCCACAGGAATACAGATTAGTGGTAAAAGTGGCGATAATTTATACATACTTAAAAGTATAGATAAATATTTAGAAATGCCAGAGCTTAAAACTTTTATAAGTAGTTTTATAAAAAATTGTGGTGTTAACATTAGTCAAATACTGGTAGAGCCTAAAGCATCTGGTAAATCATTAGTACAGTTGTTAAGGCGAGAAACTAACTATAACGTATCTGAATTAAAAACTGATTTTGTTAAATATAGTAAAATAGAAAGAGCTAGAGCCTCATCACCATTCATTGAAGGTGGTCGAGTTTATTTGATTAAAGACTATTGGAATGATGGTTATTTGCAACAAGTTAGCACATTTCCTAATGCAAAACACGATGAACATATTGATGTTACATCTTACGCAATAGAGCGCAATTTACTAAAAAATTTCTTTATTGTATAAATACTTTTAAATTTTGTATTTTTACAAAAAATTTATTATAAGCAAAAAAATATGGCTTCACTTTTTGACCGCTTCAAATCCATAATTAATAAAAATTCACAAAATACTGCTGAAGGCTATAATAGAGCTATATATAATTGGCTTGGTGAATCTATAATTTGGAATCCTGAAAATGACGATTCTTATATCAATGAGGGTTACAGAAAAAACGCAACAGTTTATTCATTAGTTAATATTATAACAAAGGCTGCAACGACAATACCATTTCAGATATATGAAGTAGAAAACGTAAATGATTATAAAAGATACAAATCATTAACAAGTGGTACTATCGATTCTACAGTAATGCAAAAAGCAATGATGCTTAAAAATAAGTCAATGGTAGAATTGCACGATACTGAACTACATATGTTGTTAGAAAGACCTAACCCATCGCAATCTTATAATAGTTTCATTACAGAATTAATTGCTTTTGGTAAATTAACAGGTAATAGATACATTTATGGTTTAGCTCCAGAAACAGGTAACAATGCTAATAAATATACTGAGTTATATGTAATGCCTTCACAAATTATGGAAATAGTAAGTGGTGGTTTAATGAATCCTGTTTCTAAATACAAAATACAATACAATGGCACATATGAAATGGATGCATCTGATATATGTCACATAAAAGATTTTAATCCTTACTATGATGGTACTGGTTCACATTTATATGGTCAATCGCCATTACGTGCAGGTTTAAGAGCATTAACAACTAATAACGAAGCAATCCAAACAGGTGTTAAATACTTACAGAATCAAACAGCTCGTGGTGTTTTAATGTCTGAAGAAGGTGATTTAAACGAAGTCCAAGCACAACAATTAAAAGATAAGTTTAAAAATCAGTTTACTGGTTCTAACAATGCTGGTGAGGTTTTAATAACACCTAAAAAATTATCTTGGGTTAACTTTGGTTTAAATGCAGCTGATGTTTCTTTGATAGAACAATACAACGCATCTGTTAAAGATTTATGTAATATTTACAACGTGCCAGTGCAATTGTTAAATAATACAGATTCCAATACATATAACAATATGAAGGAAGCTAAAAAAGCATTATATCAAAATGCTGTTATTCCTGAGTTAGTTAAAATTAGAGATGAGATAAATAGATGGTTATGTCCACAGTACGGAGACAAATACAAATTTGACTTTGATTTTACTTGCATACCTGAACTACAAGAAGAAAGTGATAAAGTAGTTGATCAGCTATCTAAAGCTTGGTGGATAACACCAAATGAAAAACGTGCTGTAATGAATTATGGCGAAGATGAAGAAAATGAAGCATTGAATGATTATTACATACCAGCAAACTTATTGCCAGTTAATGCAGAAAATATAGACATTCCTGTTGAGGAAAATGTAAGAGAATCTGTAGATATAGATGTATCTAAGTTTTTAAAGGAAAAAAAAACTGAAATAGAGTCTAAACAAACTTACGACAACTATCCACAAAGTGCTACTAATAACGCAAAGCGTATGTTAGAATTTAGAGAAAAATATGGTCGTGATGTTGTGCAAGGTGGAACTGATATAGGTTGGAGACGTGCCTCACAGTTAGCTAGTAGAACTGCATTAAGTTTGTCAACTTTAAAAAGAGTTAAATCATTTTTAGCAAGACATAAAGATAACTCAAAAATATCAGATGAATTTAAAGGCGAACCATATAAAGATAAAGGCTATGTAGCTTATAATCTTTGGGGTGGCGAATCAATGAGAACTTGGGTAAATAAATTTCTTGACAAGTTAGAATCATAATATGCTTAACAAAAGAGATAATTGGCAACGTGCATTTGAAAAACAAATGGGCATTGCAGAAAGACGTAATATTCCTAAAGTAAAAAAATTCTATAAAACAGAATACAAAAAAGGGGTAGATTCTTTTTTATCTATGAATCAAACTAATTTTGATATTCTATTCAACGTAACTACATTGTCTAAACTATATAGAGATTTATATGAAGATATAGGAATGCAATTTGCTAAATGGTATGCAAGACATTTTGATAAGTATATATCAAAGGGTGTAAACCCAAAACAATATGAGTCATTTTGGATGGAAAGATTTGCTTACTTTGGTTCAGTTATAGCAGCACAAAGAGTAACACTAGTTTCTAACACAGCTAAACAAACACTAATAACACTTACACAAAGATTGATGTCTGACCCTGAATTTATGATGATGGGTGTTGCACAACAAGCTAGAATATTAAATAATAGATTTGGACAATATTCTTTAATGCAAGCTATTAGATTAATTAGAACTGAAGGCACTAACATAGCTAACTACGCTACTATGCAAAGCGCACAATCTATATTCCCTGCATCACAATTAAAAAAAGAATGGATAGCTAGTTTTGATGATAGAACCAGAGATGCACACGCTGAGGCTGATGGACAAATAGTAATGCAATCTGACCCTTTCTTAGTTGGTGGTGAGCAATTACTTTATCCAGGTGACCCAGCAGGTAGTTCAGAAAACGTCATAAATTGTAGATGTAGTGTTGCGCCTTTTCCAGTAGAAAATGCTGAAGCTGATGGTATAATTGAAAATATTGGCTTAGGCTTAGGTGGTCAACTATCATAGCTAAAATTTAAAATTTGTATATTTACAAAAATTTTTTCTATGAATACTATATTATATAAACAAGCACCTATTGGAGAGCTTTTAGATGCTGACGAAAACGCAGGAATTATAAAAGGTTACGGATCATACTTTGGAAACAAAGATTCAGATAGTGACATCATTGTAAAAGGTGCTTACACAAAAACAATACAAGAAAACGGAGAACGTGTTAAATATTTATATCAGCACGATATGAATCAACCAATTGGTAAAATGCGTGAATTATATGAAGATGATAAAGGTCTTGTGTTTGTAGCAGAAATAGCAAAAACACAATTAGGTAAAGATGTAGTAGAGTTAATGAAATCTGGGGTTATTACAGAAAACTCTGTAGGTATAATGCCAATACAAAAAGAAAATAAAGGCGACTATAGAGAAATCAAAGAAGTTAAATTATATGAAATTAGTGCTGTAACATTAGCTGCTAATGACCAAGCAAAAATATTAGATGTCAAAGGTAATGTAGATTTAGAGAAATTATCAAAGAGATATGACAATCTAAGTAAATTAATCAGAAAAGGTAACATATCAGATGAATTAGGATATGCTATTGAAGCTGAAATACTAAAACTGAAATCATTATTTGTAGAGTTCACAAAGCCGACAGAAGAAGTCACTTTGCCGAATGTTGAAGCTAAAGCAAGTGATTTGGATATATACAATTATTTAATTAATTCCTTAAAAAAATAAAAATGGAAGAAAACGTAAAAAATCAATTAGATCAGTTAAATACTGCTATTGATTCAAAAATCGAAAAAGCTAAAGACATTGCTGTTGAAGCATCTGTTGTACAAGCTGACGAAATCGTAAAAAGCCAAGTATCAGAAATGACTACTAAGTTTAACGATAGACTAGATGCTATTGAAGTATCTAACAAAAAAACATTTGAAGCTAACCAACCAAGAGATTTTAAATCTGCTTTAGGAAAAGCTTTATCTGAAGGCGCAATTGATTCATTAACAAAAGGTAACTCAAGAAGTGCATCATTTCAGATTAAAGCTGATATGACTACTGGAGCTGACTTTACAGGTGAAGTAATTCCTGCTGATAGAGTACCAGGATATTTTTACGATCCTACTAGACCAGTACACGTAAGAAGTTTAATTTCTGGTGGTTCTACTGTAAGTGATGTAATAAGATATGTAACAGAATCAGGATATGCTAACAACGCTGCACCAGCTGCTGAGGGAGCAACATTAGCACAATCTGATTTTGATATGACTGCATCAACTGCATTAGTACAAAAAATTGGTACTTACTTTAGAATATCTGAAGAAATGTTAGCTGACACGCCTCAATTAACATCTTATTTATCTGCAAGAGCGCCAGAAAAATTATTAGAAATAGAAGATTCACAACTATTATCTGGTAACGGTTCTGCTCCAAATCTAAGTGGTATCATTGGTGCTTCTGCTGATTTTGATGTATCTTCAGGAGGTGCATTCTACCAATCTGTAGAAAGTGCTAATGAATTTGATGTAATCGTTGCTGCTTTAAATCAATTAAGTCTTGCTAACTATAGCGCTGATTGTATCTTATTAAATCCAACTGATTTTCATAAGATATTATTATTAAAAGATACAACTAACAACTATATCAAAGACCAAGTATATGCTGGGTTACAACCAACGTTTATGGGTGTTAAAGTTATCTTAAATACAGCTATGGCTGCTGGGTCTTTCTTAATTGGAAACTTTGCTGCTGGTTCACAAATGTGGATTAGAGAAAACCTAAACGTAGAGTTCTTTAGAGAAGATGGAACTAACGTAAGAGATGGTTTCGTTACAGTAAGAGTATCTGAAAGAGTTGCTTTAGCTAACTATTTGCCAAATGCTTATGTAAATGGCGCATTTAGTACAGCAAAAGCTGCATTAGAAACTCCATAATATAATAATTACACTAACTAAAAAGGGTGCTTCGGCACTCTTTTTTTTTGCCTAATCCTATCTGTAAAATAATAAAATGAAAAAAAACTTTAAAATAAAATGAAAAAATATTTTGTATTTTGATAAAAAGTATTATCTTTGTATAGAACAACAATAACAATTAAATTATATATTATGACAAATTTAGAAATTTTTAAAGCACTTAAAGAATACGCAAACGAAGACGCTACAATAGCAAAAGAAAACGGACAGATGTCTATATGTGATACTAAAAGAGGTGTAATCAATGTAAACTACGATAACGGCTTTTTTCAAGCATTTAACAATATGGGAGAGCAATTGACTGGTTCAATAGCTCAA